CTAATTCGGGGCTTTTTCGGGGTTTTTGAAAACCAATAGATTTTCTCCTTGATAGGCCTCTGCAAATTCTAACAGTGCTCGGTTCTTAAGCTTCTTGATTGATTCTCTTGAGTAACCTTGCATGCGATAAGCAATCTGGTCATAAGTCAGTACCTCTTTGTTACAATATGAGTAAAACAGCGTCCAGAAGCTTGTGGTTGTGAGCGCCATCAAAGCATGTTCAATCAGTTCAACGCTAATACGGGCACTGACGACTTTCGCCAATTTGCCATCTACCGAATTGTTTACTGAACGTGTCTTTGGCATACCATCTATAACGGGTGATTTAATGTCAGACAAATAGACGCCGCCGATACGTGATAGCGTTCGGAAGTCTTTCAATATCTCTCTTGCCTTTGTACGTGTCGCATTTTCGTCTATTTCTGGAATTAACGTCATCGGTAGGCCACCCCTTATGGTATAATGAATTTGCCTAAAACTCATCGGGAAGGCGTGCCGTAATGGTGCGCTTTTTTGATGCTTAAAGATTAATGCTCCGCTCGATTAATTCGTCTAGTGTATATTTGCCGCCCCAGCGTTCACGTTCCTTTGCCTGGGTGATCTTTCTTTCATTGGCAAGCCGTGCGGCCCTCATGCGTCGACGCTTCTTTTTAATGACTGATTTCTTTTTCATTTGACCCTCCCAGCGGTTTCGACTAAGCCTATAAATCAAAGACAATGGTTGCTGGCTCTTTAACGTGGCCTTTGAATACTGGCTTCTTGCTGTTGGAAATTTTAGCAAGCAACTGACTCAGCTCAGAGCGGCAGATAATTCCGCTTTTCTTCAACCCAGTTGTGGCAATCACAACTCCTATTGCGTCCGCTGGGGCTGCTAATACCGCCAGTTGCGATTGATTGTCGTCAATGCCAAATTGCAAGGCTTTGAAGTCACCCAAGGCAGCACGTGCTTTGGAATTAAGAGATAGCCTGTTTTCAGTAACTGACAGTGCTGGGTATGGTAAAGTTGTAAATCCCTTCTTGGCGCTCAAATCGATTGTTTTAAAGCCTTTGATCATTTTTAGTTCCTTCTTTCTGTGATATACTTATCTTTCAAATAATTCGATTTGATAGACTGAGTCGTCCTGTTAATCCGGGGCGACTTTTGCTATACTACCCTTGGAGATGCTTTCTTATGCGTGTTAACCTTATAAGTTGGGGGAACAAATCTGCTTCGGGCACCTCCCACGCGTTGCCTAGGTAACGCGTTTTTTGATATACTGTATACGGAGGCCAACTCCTTTTAGAATGATTTCATATACTTACACTATGCATTATGGCCTCCGGCGCGCCCTTCATCCGGCGCGCTTTTTTATTTGCTTTCAGGAGGCCGAATGAGCTCCCAGAAACCAATTCCAGAACGTTCGCGGTTACTGTGTGCTCTGAACTTAATCTCTCGTTTCATTTCTCCGCCTCTTTACTTATTTATCCAATGAAGGAATGCAAACAGTATTGCCGCAAGGACAATGCAGAAGATGAGCAAACTCATATATATCTCCGATGGAGACGCATTCCATATTCCGTTTATTATCTGTTTCATTTATCCGCCACCATATCTCGGGCTTCCATAAGATCGAATAAATAGCTTTGCATGCGACGTTTATTGAAATCATAATTTGCTTGATCATCTTCTGGATAGCCGCATATCTGAACAATTGTCCTAAGACCACCAATCTCGTAATTAACATCTCGCTTAGTGTCGTACATCTCGGCGTAATCAGCCCCCCAAGAGTCCGCAACTTTAGGCTTGATGTTAGGCCAAGCATTATCAGCGGCTTCTTGAACTGCTTTAAGATATTCGTCTGCTTTGCCAGCAATCTTAGCTGTTGCATCGGCATATAGTTCAGCCGTGACTTCAGAAATTGGATAGATGCTAATAGTAACTTTATGTGGACGGCTCATGATCTTAATAAAGCTACCGTTATCTAGCTCAATGCTTTTAGTCTTCTTCATTTCTCCGCCTCCAATTTCACGATTTCGCCGGTTTCCTCAACGCGCCAGACACCTAGCACCCATGCAGTAGCGAAGGTGTTTTGATTAGCAAGTATCCATGCCAATGCCTCGCTAACCTTGTGTCCGTTTTTGGCCGTGTCCAACACGCAAAGCAAATTATTTTGCCCGTGTGCTGACCGCAATATCTCTCCCACCGCTTCAGGAATCACCGGCAGATCATCTGGCAGGGCGGCGTCATATTCTGAAAGATATTGATACCTTTTCAAGTCATAGTTAATGCTTTGCTCAATTCCATACATCACGAAAAAATCAAGAGCCTTTTTTAACACTTACCGCTTCGTCTCATTGCTCATCGTCAGTCACCTCACTGTTCGCTGTACTCCCTGCAATTCGTTCAATGTCTGCTTCTGTTACACCAACGCCAAAGCATTTTGCTGTTTGAAAGCTATTTTCATTTGTGATCACCGGCTGTTTGAAATAGGCCACCATTTCGGTATTTGATATATACGATACCGCCGACAGATTTAGCAACTTCCCGCTGTCTAGCTTAATCAGCATCGTCAGTCACCTCTTCTTTTACAAAGTATTCTCCGTCAAGCCCAAATGCACTAAGCTGCTCCTTTGTGAACACAGTTGAAGGACTATCTTTTTTTACAGTGAAACGCATACCTTCTGTGAAGCTAAATAATAGGTATAGCGGGGCATCAATGTCATACCACCAGCTCTTAGGGGCTAGGACCCTATACTTTTTCTCCTTTGCCACGGTGTAGCCGTTGACGTAAGCATTCATAAGCAGCTTTTCTTCACCACTAGCTTCTGAATCAGAGTTGTCAGAAATATAAGTTGCCGGATATGTTTTATCACGAGCACCTTCAACAATTTCGGCTTGTTCCTCGTTGAGGACTACCTTTTTAGGCTCCTCAATCAAAGTGACAATGTGACCACCATAATCATTAACAATAGCCTTAGCATTATCTTCGCTGACCATAGTCGGACAATACGATTCGGACAATGGCAGGAATTTTGCATATTCACAGTCAAGATATTTGCCTTCATCGTTCTTAACCATGTACAGTTTTTCTTCGTTCATTTTTCGTCCTCCTGTTTGATTGGCACTAGTTTGTAGTCCACATCTTCGTATATGACGCCTACAACCTTGCCAGTCTCTTTGCTGACGTAGATGTCATCGAACGTGTCGTCTCCTGTTTTCATTGGTCGGCCTCCTAAAGCTGTTCTTCCGTGAATAGTCCTGTGTGATAGTCATATCTAGCAATCGTGATTGGTATCTTGTACCTGATCATGAACAGCAGCATTTTCTGCTTAGAATCACGAGTCAGTGTGGCATTCCCACCTTTGACGTCCACCACTTTCGTTAGCTTGCCATTTTCGTAAAAGCAGAAATCTGGAGTGTATCTTCGTGCTGAATATCGCTTGCCGTTTATCACGAAAGCCGAAATAATCTCGAAATGTTCCTGCATCGTGATCTTCTGTGTCTTGTTGCGTATCAGCATGTAGTAGGCGCCCTCTGCTTTGCTTGCAAATCGAATGCCATCAATTACGACTGGCTGCGCATTGTACTTGCCTCTGCGTCTCTTGCGGATAACCATGGCTAACGACTCGCAATCTCTTCATGGCCGTTGTTGCGGCGCGGTAACTTGATCTCAAATTCGCTTGCAACTCGCTTCACGAACGTTGTTGACTTCCCGATCCGTTTTGCAACGTCAATCAGCGTGTCACATTGTGAGGCCGCTTCTGCAATCCCACGCGCGTATTTGGCACGGGATTCTTTTCGCTTTTTTGAAATCTTTTTAAGGCCAGTGTTTACTGACGTCTTCAAAGTATCGCTGTCATCAACACCGGCTACCGCACGTTTCTCGGCAATCGTTTTCTTTGATACAACGATCCGGTTGTTTAACTCTTGCTTCTCGATTTTTGAGAATGCTTCGCTTTCAGAAATGCCTAGCGTTGCTGCATTTTCGTAGCGCGTAATCAATTCAGCTTTGAAGTCGCGCCACACTTTGTCGCCCTGTTTGTAAAGACGTACTGTTACTTGTGTCATGCTTTCTTCTCTCCTTGCTTATCAGGCCTCAGTTCGTCAAGGCTAACGCCTAGAGCATCCGCAATTCGGATCATCGTTGAAAATGACGGATCTTTGCTTTGACCGGTTTTGATTGAATAAATAGTTGTTGGATTTTTATACCCAGCAACTCTGGAAAGTTTCCTGATACTGTAGCCTTTTTTGTTCATAATTTTTTCGATGATGTACCACATATTGATTCTCCTTCGGGCTAATGTACGATATGTTGTTTTTATCAGTGCACTATCGTATGCTTAACATGTACGAGTGCTAGTACACCCGTAACTATCATGTTAGGAGGCAAATAATATGGCTAATAAAACAACCTCGAGAAAAGCCGCTTCTGCAGCTTCCGCTGTCTTGCGTGATCGTCGCACTAGCAAGACTTCTAAAACGGCCGCTGCCAGCGCATTAGCTCAACGTTCCAATAAAAAGTAGTCACACAGTCATACTTTAATTACTCCTTTAGGGTCTAAGGTTTCCCTGAGGGAGATTTTATTTACTAACAACGAAAGGAAATTGAAAATCATGAAACTCAATCCAGACTGTTTACGTGATGTGCTTTTAGTTGTGGAAACCAATGCCTCTACCAGCCAATGGGTAGAAGCAAAAACACTTTTAGCTGATCCTAGAATGAGCTCTTATTCTTACGAAGAGATCGCTTACCATGTACGCCAAGCAAATTGGGCAGGACTTTTAGCTGAAGTTAACTGGTTTATGGACGAAGGGTTTCTAATCAAAGACTTGACGCCTAGTGGGCACCAGTTCTTGGCGGACATTCGTGAAGACACCAACTGGAATAAAGTGAAGTCTGTTTTAAAAAAAGTTGGTTCGTTTTCAATTTCTGCGATTACTCAGGCTGCTGCTGGCGTGGTTCAGGCTGATATACAGAAACATCTAGGCCTCTGACAGGAACTAACCACTTCATTTCAACCTCTACAGGGTCATTCGCCTCAGCTTTGAAGTGGATCTTTTCAACCTGTCCAACCTCAATGCCATTCACAAAAACTTTGCCGTTTTGAATTCGTAGGCTATTCATTTCGAGTCCTCTTTCTTTCCAAGTGCCTTTAACTGCTCCATCTGCTCGGCTAGTTTAGCTCTGTCTTCCTCAGATACTTTTTTATGCTTGGGCTTGTAACCGTCCTGCGCCCAGACTGGTAGTTCCTCAGTCCGAACTGGCTTGCCGTAACGGCGCTGAGGCTGATTCGTTTTGCGTTCACTATCGTTTGCTTCGACAGCAGCAACCGTGAGAAGACGCTTGCTTTCCCAGTTTTTCAATATGCCGTTGACGTACTTGTAGTTTTTGACATTGCTTTCAACTGCAGTCCGCAGCGCATTTAGAACTAGCTTCTCAGGTTCAGGTGATCCTGCTTTTCGCATGTCATCAACCCACTCAACAAGGCTTTCTCTGGTGAACGGTGATAGTTGTCCAAACCCATTGCCTTCCCAGAAATTGCAAATATCAAGAATTGATGATGACGACGATGACGGTTCTTCAGTAGGCCTCTCTGCTGCCTTTACTGGAGCAGTAGTCTGTTGTCGTTTAGTTTTGTCTAGTTTAGTCTCGTCTTGTTTAGTGTATGTGCTACTGTGTTGCCTACTAGGTTGTAAACTACCTTGTAAACTGTGTTGCCTACTAGGTTGCCTACTGTGTTGCCTACTATCTGACACACTGTCATCAGCTTGACTACTAGGTTGCCTACTATCTGACGTACTAAGCTTTCGTGAAATATCGATGACTGAGTAGGTCGTTGCCTTAACACCGTTAGTTTGAAAATCTATCAGCCCTGACTGTTTTAGCGCGTTGCGGGCTTTGATGATGCCCTGACGGCTTAAACCAGTCAACGTTTCAAGTGTTCGATTCGGCATATTGAATTCGCTTGGCCAGCCTAGCTGGTTACATTGGTAAACCAGCCCATGCCATAACGCTATCTGTCCTGTGCTTAGCGGATTAACGCTTTGCTGAATGTAGAACTCTCGAATTAGCTTGAATAAATCCATGCGGTGAGTCACCTCCTACTCGACTAGCTCGTCCATGCTGATAATTGTGGCGACTCGTTTAGTTGCCTTGCAGTATTCGCAGGCCTCACATCGATGTGGCCGCACCTGACCGGATTTAACCGCCTCAACGTGTTCGGTGCTGTCATGGATCTCTTCCAGCGCCTCGTCCATACGGTACTGTGGCACTTCGATGACGGCATGGTCGGGTACGTCTTCCTTGGTCACGGCGATGATGAATGCTCGTGGTCGCGTTCCGTAATTTTGGTAAATCAGCTCCTGATAAACCGCCATCTGAAGCTGATAGTTGTAGGCATCAATGAAGCTGGTTGGTTGACGTTCTCCTGGTTTCCAATACTTCTTGTGAAGCGACTGTGTGGTCTTTAGATCCAAAAAGAATGACTTTGTGGAGTCGAAGCAGTCCAGCTTGCCCATCCACTCGACCCCAAACAGATCACCGGTCAGGATCTCTTCTTTTTCGCCCTGATAAAGTCGCTGAACATTCTCATCAGCTTCAAGTGTTTTAATCATGGCATCAGCTTGTTTATACGGAGCTTTCAGTTGTCCTTTTGATGATCCACGAGTTGAGAACATCTCTGGGTGTCCTTTGATAAAAGACTCATGAGCTTGCTTGGATTCAAAATAGCTGTGTAGATAGTTTCCAACCAGCAAGGCAGTCGGATCGCCTTTTGGTGTCCATTTACCTTGCAACTCGGCCATCGCTTCTGCTTCGCATGTCAGAAACTTCTTAAACCAGGTAGCAGACTGATATTTGAAACTGGTATCCAGCGAGTAATAATTATCCTTGTTGACCGTCAAAGATTTCTGGTTGTTTTCCTGCATTTGGGTCGTGGGTAATGTCTGGCTTAAGAGCATCTGGCTTCACCTCCGATTTTGTGACTGGTTCAGCAGGAGCGTTAAGTGCATCCTCGATAGAGTTAGGATCTTCGGGGGTAACGTCCTTCAGTTCTGGATCAGCTTCGACTGGTTTTTCATCGGCACTGACCGCACTTTGCATGTCGGTTGTCATTGGACCCCACTTAGTCAGCAGCGATTTGATTACCGTCTTCAGGGCCATAGCCTCGTAGTTGTCTTTCCAAACGCCCTTGGGCTCCGTGCCACCACCAGATTTGCTGAAACGCTTGCGATGATCATCGACTTGCTGATATGTCCAATAGACCATCTTTTCAAAACCGTTAGTCAGTTTGAACGACGCGGCATAGCCAACCGGTTTTTCGCTTGCTTCGCGATCGTGGAAGTTCGGCGTGTACTCAAGTTCCTCCGTTAGTGGGTTCCAGCTCTTGAACTCATCTTCATAAATTGGTAAAGCAGTCAGGCGCTGATACCGTCCTGATCGTTGAGCTAATTGGATGTAGCCTTTATAACCAATCTGTGGCTGCGCCTGGTTCTTGTATGGAACGATGTAGACAAAACCCAAGCTCGGGTTAACCGGAAGATCGAGCGTTGCTGCTACCATGGCCGAGTTGATAACACTTAACTGATCAACTCTGGCTAAGCTTGGATTAAGGCTTACCGCGCTGGCAATCGATGAAAGAAACTGTGGTGCCCGTTTGTCCAGAAGCGCTGCAAACTTATTCTTAATCGTTTGCGTCTCAATCAGTTTCTTAACTGGCATTTTTGTTAGGTCATATTGTGTCGTCATATGCTGCTCCTCCTATTTCCATTCCTGGAATCCTTGATTCTTCATGAAATCGATAATGTCTAAGCTGTCACCGCCGAAGAAAATCTCAACCAGTTCTGCTTTTGGATACGTAGAACTAGCAGCGTCTTTTAAGAATCGCTCAGGGCCGTGAATGTTGATCCAATCTTTCAAGTATTCCTTCGCCTTGTCTTTGTTAAAGGCGCCCTCATAACGCGATGTAGCACAGCTTTGATAGAACCAAGGCTTCTTTGTATCAACTTCATATTCATCGGCGGTGGCCAAGAACTCCTCCGCTTGTTCGATATCCATATCTTTGGGCAAGACGGTCCCGTGATAGGATTCCCAATCAGCGATAGCCTTATCTTCAAGCGCTTCTCGTCGTTGATACTCGTTCAGAACCGCTGTGTTGTAATCAAGCATGGTCATCAACCGCCTTCCGTGATAAACTTGAGACATAATAATATCTGCAATATTGTTGACTTCCCGTGGTTGCAGCCATGGGATTTTTTTGTGCTCTTTTTATCGTGTCCATTGTTTCCAGCCTCCTACTGCTGTGGCGCCGATCATGATGCCAGCGAGAACGACAAGCAGATATTTCCAAAAGGCTGATGATGGGTCGAACAGCACCGACATGATTGCTTCTAGCATTTGTTAGACCTCCTACAAGTTGTTTAGATAATCCTCAATCTCGGAAATCTTGAATGTCCCTCGTTCTCTCGGATCATTGGTCATATAGTGCAATTGTGGGAAGTCAGGCTGTTGTCTCATCTTTCTCCACTTGGCACTAAATGGCGTGACGTCAAACATGCGAGCGGCCTCTGTCTGAGTAATAAAAGTACGCTTGTGCTCTCGTTGCTTCATGTTCTGCATTTTTGTTACCCTCCAAACGTTTGGTTAAATTTGTCAATGAAAGGCTGTGGATCAATGCCGCCATATTCAGCAAGTTCAATTAATTCGGTTTGTTCTGAAGCAATCTCTTCAACCAATTCCTTAAACCCCGTTGTGACAGTCTCTTGTTGCTGTCGCGTTCGCTTTTCCTCTGGAACCTTGATTGCATTCTTGAAGTCAGTCCAGATTGCTTTTCTTTCAGACTCCTCTTGATCTGCCGTAGTCGTAGCAGCGAAAACATCTTCATTGATTCGTGGATTGTTCATGAACGAAATGGTTCCAAAGTCTGCTCTGGCTGAAGAAAGTCCTAAGCGAACTCCTTTCAAAAGTGACCACAGCGATTTTTTCTTCTCGTGATCAACGCTCCGCTGACCTAACGCATATTTGCCAATTGAGCTCTCGGATAAAAACGACTTCTTGCTGATGGACCGTTTGCTTAGCCCAGATGTTTCAATTGCAAGCGATAATTGTCGCGGGTATTTTGTATCTGCCATGTGACGCCTTCTTTCGTCTATTTTTTTAGGTGCCTTATACAACGCCTAGATTGATAATTAAGCTGTAGCAAGGTAATCAATCATTTCGTTCCTTGCACGTTCCCTTTCAGCACTGATTGCCATTTCGAGCATGTCATCGTCCATGGTTTCCCAAAAAGCTTTGGGCTTATCATCTCGGTAGCTCATCAGCGCTTCGATCATTTGCTGTCGGTTCATTTGACTGCCTCCTCTCGCTGGGCGGGAATGTGTTTATCAAGGTTTACATTTTCGCTACCAAAAATAGCATCAACGCTATGACCCAAAATTTCAGAAATTCTCAACGTAATTGAAGTCGCCGGATCCTTTGTTTTTCCTGTTTCAATATTGGATATGGTTAAGCGAGTGACGCCAACTTGCTTTGCTAGTTCTAACTGAGACATCTCTTTTTCTCGGCGATAATGACGCAAGCTGTTGCTCATGTCTGTTCCTCCCTTCTTGCTTATGAATTAATAATATACCTAGGTATACACGCTGTCAACCAATATATACATAAAACCAAAAGTTTTTTTGTATAGTTAGATATACAATAATCACAAGGAGGTTTAGTCATGTCAGAATTAGGCGATTATTTGCGCCAGTTGCGCGGTACCATGTCGCTTCGTGAAGCCTCCCAACGTTCACACGGGAGAATCAGCCATGCGGCAATAGCTCAAGCCGAAAAAGGTATTAATAGTCATGGCAAGCCATTCACGCCATCTGCTGAAACATTAAAAGAGTTCGCAAAACTTTACAATGTCAGCACTACTAAATTGATGAAAATGGCTGGTTACATTGAAAAGTCAAGCGATCTTCCTAGCAATGCTATTCCCGTATCAAGCGAAGAAGCTGACCAGCCGGTTATGGTTTATGGAGAAATTCAAGCCGGCGTTGCCAAGTGGGCTGAACAAGATATTATCGGTCAGATAAATGTTCCTAAGAGCTTTGCTAAAAGATACGGAGCAAAGAACCTATTCGCGCTTAAAGTTGACGGCGAATCCATGAATCGAGAAATTCCCAACGGATATACAGCGGTATTCTCGAAAGATTTAGAACCAGAAAGCGGTGATATAGTTGCCGTTATGATCGACTCAGAAAGTGCTACCATAAAGCGATTTAGAGAAACGTCATTGGCGGTGATGTTTGAGCCATCATCATGGGACCCATCTTTTAAACCATATGTATTCCCCAAAGACGGGATTCAAGATTTCAAAATCATTGGGAAGTTTTTATACGCAACAAGTGAATGTATTTGATGAGGCGGTGGCATTTTGGATAATTTATTGGGTTGTTTGGGAATTGTGCTGATTCTATTTCTGTTTATCTATTACTGGTATGTGGCAATTCCAATATCACTGGTACTTGTTATCATTAGTATTTGGTTAATTAAGCGCAGAAAAGCAAAACAAAAAGAAACGTCAGACGATTTTGTATACGCAAATCCATCGCCTGCTTTTCGGCCCGTCAAGCCAAAGGCTAGTAAAGATGATCTTAATGATGAGATATCGAATTTAGAGGAAAAGATCAAAAAACTTAAAAACGAGCAGCAAGACCTGATAAGAACAAATAAAGATGCTATTAGTATAATTGTTAATAAGGAAATAAAGAGAATCGACAAGCTGAATGGCCGAGAATTTGAAAATTATTGTGGAAGAATGCTAGAAAAGCTGGGATTTGAAGATGTTAATGTGACTATTTCTTCGGGAGATCAAGGCATTGACGTTCTAGCCAAGATGGGGAAAACGTCATACGGATTCCAGTGCAAGCATTATTCTTCACCCGTTGGTAATAAAGCTCTCCAAGAGGCAATATCAGGAAAAGAATTCTACAAAGTCGATAAGGCAGTTGTCATAACAAATAACTACTTTACTCCCAGCGCTATAGCATTGGCACAAGAGGCCGGAATAGACACTTGGAACCGTGATACATTAATCGATTTTGTGCATGATCAAGTTGTTCCAGAAATTGCGAACAAAGAGCAGCATGAATCTCAATCACCTGTTTCAAATAATGATAGTCAAGTTGGTACCACTGAACCACCAAAAAATGAATGGGAGGATTTTTAATCTTCTCTACTATATCAATCAGTTCAGATACGGAGAAATGTAAAAGCTGATACTTTGGAGGATTAAAAATGGAACACGAAACTAGGAGATCTCATCGAGATATTAAAAAGCCTTTTTGGAAAAGTTGGAAATTTTGGCTTCTTATAGTAGCAATCATAATTCTAGCTAAGGGTGCAATCAGCTGTACTAATTACTTATTTTCTGAGCCCCCCGCTCCTTCTAAAAAAGTTTATAAATTGAACAGTGACAGATCGGTAAAAGCGATGCTGAAGCACTATGAGCCTGATTTGAAAGTCACTGAAGTAGGCGGTGTTTATGATGACCCCAAATCAAAAACCGTTCTTGTAACGGTTAAAGAAGACAGTGGCGTGGACGACAAATATGCAGTCAAAACGATGCATGCTGACATCGCGTCAGTTTGGAAGGCATTTAAAAAATCCAAGGGTAACAGCTTTGCAAATATAGCTGTTATGGTTACTTATCCATACGAAAACGCTGGAGGCAACACACGTCAGCTAAAAGCCATGACAGCGGACTTAGAAGGATCAAAACTAAACGAATTGAATTTGAAAGGCTTCTCGGATGGAAATGTTCCTGCCTTTGCTACGAAATATTGGCAACGCAATGACTTACCGACTGTTAAATAGGTCAATTAAAACGCCCTTACCTAGGGCTATTATTTTAATGGTAAAACGAACATACGTTTGAATTTATGTACAAATCAATCAACTTAATAGACAAATTGGAGGTATTATCATGCCAAAATGGACACCGTACAAACGCCATCCCGGGGTGTATGAATACCAGACCAAAAAAGGAAAAAGGTTTGGTGTCAGACGAACCTATGATGATGCTATGGGAGAAAGAAAAGAATTCTCCAAATCCGGTTTCATCCATTGGCAAGATGCTGATATTGAAATCAAACAATTTGAGGCAAAGCTTGCTCGCGGAGAAGTTTCAGGGTCTTTGAGTCATAGAATGACCGTTGATCAATATTACCAGCAAATGGCAAAGCGAAAAATGAAAATGGGTATCTGGCGTGAATCAACAGCAAGAGCGAACAAGAACTTCTATTCAAAGTATCTCAAGCCGGCATTTGGCAAAACACCTCTACAAGATGTATCAAGAGCCAAATATCAGCGTTTTCTCGATGAGTTATCACAATCAGGTCTAGCGTTAACAACTGTCCATACTATTGATGCTGTCATGAAGAGCATCATGAATGCTGCTGAATTTGAGGATGTCATCGACAAAAATCGGCTTCGAGGTATGCAGATCAATGGGAAAGCCCCTCGAAATAAGGACTTAGAACCACATTCATTTGAACTGTGGCTAAATGCGGCAAAGATAACTATGGATAAGTACGAAATGGCCTTGATCATCACTGCAACGCTCGGACTTCGCCGCGGAGAAGTGATGGGTCTTCGAAATGAGTCCATCAAAATATCCCACGATCAAATCAACGATGCCGATGTCGCGCAAATCTCGATTGACATGCAGCGCAACACAAATGAGCTTAATGGTGCCCCGCTCAAGACCAAATCATCGTACAGAACCATATGGGCATTTGGCAAAACCGTTGATTATTTGAAGTATGCAATGGTCACGGCTAATAACCTAAGGCAAAGGAACCATATTCAAGCTGAGAAACATTGGCTGTGGCTTAACAATGATGGTAACCCGTTGCACCCCACCCATCTCAATCGATTGATGCGAAGGGTAAGCAATGAGTCCGGCATTGAAGTGTACCCACATTTGCTCAGACATTATTTTGCAACACAAGCGATTGCTGCCAACAAACCGCAAATTGATGTCATGCACTATCTTGGTCACAAGAATCTTCAAATGACAGCCGACTACACCCGTTCAACAAAAGCCGCTAGTCTAAATGTTTTTAATAGTATCGATAAGTTTTTTTAA